ACGGAAACAAACCGACTAATCCAACCCCAACGTATCGGCGAGCTATATGCTTGCCCGCGTCTTCGTGGGTGTAAAGTCAGAATGTCCTGTCAAAGAGGTTTCTTTTGAGAAGATCCCTTTAATTCAACTATTCCCTGGAGGCTGTATGGATAACGACAACGAAAAGCTTATGCTCATCGGTGAAATTACCTTACTTCGCATCGCCAACTTGTTCAAAGCTCGCGGCTTACCAGTCGCTATGCTTGGCAATAACGATGACCTCGCGAACTTATCAGTGGCGGAACTTCGAGAAGTTGAAGACCGTCTGCTGGCAGTTACGCGTGCCCAGGGTGGTTTGGGTTTAGGAATCTTCTGAGGGCTATGCCCTTTCGCGAGTGCGATTCTCTGCACTGCTTTCTAACCTCCGGGTAAGGGAGTTTATACTCCTTGCCTAACCAGCAAGGAGATTGACGTGGCAACAACTACAAGTGTAACACCCCTAGCGCAGCGGCTGAGAGGCCACCTCGCTAGCGGTTCCTTCACGAGTTACATCCCACCAGTTTGGGCGAATCCGGGGGATCCCCCCGAGATTATACTGGGAGACGGCGTCAGCCGTCTTGAAACGAAAACATCCGTTTCTTCGCCCAACTGGAGCAAATCACAACCCCGTGTCTTCTTGATGCGGCGGAAGGGGAGTAAAGACCCTCCCGTGAAACCTGCTCCTATCTATCGTGAGTTTCACTTCCCCAAGCACCCGGTACGTAAACCCCGGGTGTCTGATGCGTCCTGGCTCCGCGTCGAACGTAAGTTCGGCGTGGTGTATGCCAGAGCGCTTCTTAAGGAGGCTGCCCACAAGGCGGCCTTTGCGAGAGCGGAAGCTAGCTACGCGCGTTACCGCGCGGGGCTCGAGCGGCGAAATGCCCGCCGGGTCCTTCAAGGACCTACGTACTCACGAAGGATCGTTGGTAAGATCGTCCCGTCCACGAATAATCCGTTTACTAAAACGGTTATCAAGGACACCGGGTGGCAACTCCTCTGCAAGTTTCAACAGAGGATGATCATGGAGCTGCAGTATGGTCAACCACAGCTTCATCCCGCGGACGGCCCCATAGTTTACGCAGAACTTGCGTACTATGGTACTTGTGCTTCGGTGCCTTCAGGATGGTTTAGTTATCCACCCCTGGGGACCCCTTGGCCCGAGTTTCCAAACGCACCTGCACGCCCTGACCTCGTCCTTGTTGCGACTGATAAATGCGTCAGTCAGTTTTATTCCAAGATGGCCGATTCTTCTAGCCACCTGGGCAACATGTACGCGGAGCGTGCTCAAACCATTTCTATGCTCGAAGGAGCTGTCAAGGGGTTGCAGTCGTTCTTGCATTCCCCAAAGAAATCGGTGTTAGGTTTAATATCCAACAGTCCCAAGACCTTCCGTCAGGCCCTGGGTGAAGACGAAAACATTACGAAAAAGATCTCGAATGCTTCGCTTCAATACGCATTTGGTGTTGAGCCTTTTGTTAAAGACATTTATCAGCTCGCTACAAACGCATCTTTCTCTGCCCTGGCCGAGGGCAAGCAAGACATGACGCGCGTGCGCAGCGGCGGTTCCATCACTGATTCTGTGACGACCGTTGTAGAGGAAAACATCTACACTGATACCCTTGTAACTACTTGGGAGGTTCGAGTTCGTCTGATGGCAGAATATCGCCTCCAGATGCCCTTGTACCGTGTTCTTAACCAACTCGGTGTGATAAACCCCGCTGAAGTTTTGTGGGAAATTACACCGTGGTCTTTCGTGATCGACTGGTTTCTACCAATTGGGCGCTTTATTGCCGCTCTTTCAGCCGATCGCGGGCTTGAGTTTCGTACCGGAACGACCTCCACTAGCATCAAGGTCACTCAAGTTTTCACCCGGAAGTACAAACAATGGCCCTACCTTTTGAGCAATTACGGACGCTCGTTTGAAGGCAAGATAGAGCGGTCAACAATTACGGAGACCAAAACACGTGAGGTGCTAACCGCACCACCACCTGTAAGGTTGCCGTCGTTCAAATCCCCTTTCTCTATGCGTCATATCGGGCTTTCCCTCGCGCTCTGGAGGCAAAGGTTCTAGTACTGCAACTGCCCAAATTGGGTAACCTCTCATGAAACAAGGCTAATATGTCCGCAATCACCACCATCGTCATCAATGATGGCGCCGTAACACCCCTCGCTCATACGTTTGCCCCGAACGGTAATACCGGTACGGAAGCAACGTATGTCGATCGTGCAACTGGTATCAGCATCGGCTTCCCGACGCTGCGCACTGGCCTGCTCCAGGCGGGCGTGAAGCAACCCCTCAACAAGGTTCGCTTCCGTCTCGCCGTCCCCCGTCTGGAAGTCGTGTCCGGTTCGTCGGATGCAGGGTTCACCCCTGCCCCGCGCTTGGCATACCTCTGCTCGGTGGATTGTACGATGATTTTCCACGAACGGTCAACTGTTCAGGACCGCAAGGATATTCGCCTGCTCTTCCGCAATTTGCTCGCGGACGCTACGGCGATCGATTTGATCGATAACCTTGCACCGGCGTACTAAAACCGGTAAATCTCATCTACATTGGAGGCTTTATGGAACACATAGGCTCAGCGTCCCCCGTAAAACGGTCAGACGGCTATCGCAACAACCAGAAACGCGACAGGCGCGAACAACCGAGTAGAACACGGGTGTTTACGGCCTTCACTTTGCCCGACGCGGAAAGTAACCGCGTCATCCAGGAGTTTTTCATCAGTCTTGATACGCCGATTGCGCTTTCCTGCTGGATCTTGTACAGATCCGGCGAGCACTTGCAACTTGCGAACAAGGACATCGACCCGCTAAGCTATAACACCGCTTATGCGTTTCGAGATGACTTTGCTGCTATCAGTTTCCTGAGAAAGGCGCCGTTTTTAAAGACGGGCGTCAACCTTGGAGCTGTAGCTATATCGACGTTTTTAGACGCCGAAGAATGCTGCAAAGTGACCAATCGACGGTTCCGGAATCTGAATAGCGATCCCCTTTATACGGGAGACCTCGCCGTGCTGCATGAAGCAGTTCGACGCAAAATTTGTCAGACTCTGGGCCGTTTTTCGGTCGATTCCGCCCTGGACTTGGGCTCCTGGGGACCTGGCGTAACCCGCACCTGCAAGGGTAAGGATACGTCGGCATCCAGGAAGTTCCGTGAAGAAAACGGGATAACAATTAAAGCGTACCGCCTTTGGGTACCGCTGGCTAAGCGGGCTTTTCCGAGTTGGTTTTCGGAGGAGTTCCTCTCTAAGTTAGTAGTATTCGAGGGTAATGAAGTTATAACCGTACCGAAAAACGCTAAAACGGACAGGACGATCGGTATCGAGCCAGGGATGAACTCCTATTTTCAGCTCGGCATTGGTCGCACTATCCGCCGGCGTCTACGGATGGCAGGGTTCGATCTTAATTCTGATCAAGCTAACCGCCTTGGAGCCCTCACGGGCTCGTCTGACGCTGATACTGTCACCGGTCTCGCGACCATCGATTTTTCCAGCGCCTCAGACCTCATCAGCTCGGAAGTTGTTCGCAGCCTCCTACCCGATGATTGGCACTACGCTTTGGACTCCGTCCGGAGCCCCTGTTACGAGCACCTGGGTGTTATCACTCCCTACGCAAAGTTTTCGGCGATGGGTAATGGTTATACCTTTGAACTCGAGAGTTTGATTTTCGTATCCTTAGCCGTCGCTGTATGCGATGCGCTCGGGCTCACCTCGACCAGTGTATCGGTCTTTGGTGATGACATCATTCTCCCGTGTGGTGCTGTTGCTCTTTACGTCGAAGCGTGTGCTTTTTTCGGTTTCAAGGTTAACACCAAGAAATCCCACTGGGCCTCTCCTTTCAGGGAGTCTTGTGGTAGCTACTACTTCGACGGACACGATGTTAAGCCTATCTTTTTAAAGGAAGTCGTCTCAAATGCGAAAAGCGTTTATCGTTTGGCTAACAGTATCAGGCTATTGTCTCACCGTCGTGCTACTTTTGACGGCTGCGACAGTCGCTTGCGTCCTGTTTGGAAGTACCTTGTACGCCGGTTACCAGCTTCGCTTCGCGAATATGGCCCCCTTAGTGCAGGTGACGCCTGTCTCGCCGGAAATTTCGACGAAGCAGTTCCAAAAATTCCCGGACGCGGCTGGGAGGGATTTATCCACTCCGGCTACGTCGAGGAACCCATTCGAGTAGAGGACGAGAATCCTAGTCAAATTCTGGCTAGGCTTCGCTACCCTTCTTCCGGACTCACGTTGCGGATGCTGAACAAGCATCTGCGCGAGAGCCCGGAGAAGGACATCGGCAGTTCAGGAGCCGGTAATTTGGTTCCCCTGCGAGCCGTAACTCGCATCCGCTTTAAAACACGGATGTTTGTCCTACGGTGGTACAACCTTGGGGCCTGGCGACAGGTCTAAAGGCTTAGAACTTAGATAAATCTAGTTCTCGAAGGTATCTTCTCCTTCTGGTGAGACGCTAACAAGCAACTCTTAATTTG